CAACTTTTTAAAGACATGCGATACTTTGCCTCAACAGTTCCCTTTGAATTTGAAAAGATCATTGACGCCGCAGCACAGCTTGCAATTGTTTTTGATGACATAAGTGAGATCAATAAGTTTATGCCATTGTTGGCAGACATTGCAGCAGTAACGGGCCTTACATTGGACCAGACAGCGCAACAATTTGTTAGAGCATTTAGTGCTGGTATTGGTGCGGCTGATTTATTCAGAGAAAAGGGTGTTACCGCAATGCTTGGATTTAAGGCAGGCGCAAAAGTTTCTGTTGATGATACAAGGAAAGCTTTTGAAAATGCTTTGACAGATATGAATTTTAAAGCAAAGGGCGCAGCAAAAGAACTTGCAAGCACATTTGATGGCCAGATGTCAATGATTCGAGATTCTATATTTAACATACAATCACAAATGAACGATCGTGGATCCTTTGATGGATTAAAAGCAAATTTATCATTGATCCAGTTATTATTTAAAAAAATAGAAGAAAACGTAAACAATACAAACGAAGCAATCGAAAGAATGAATATAAAATCAAACCTCGGCGTATTTATAGATCTTTTAGGTAGAGCAAGAGATGGTATTATTTCTTTATTAAAAGAAGAAGATAAAATTATAGACAAACAAAAAGAATTTGAAGATAAAAGATTATCCGGTTCAAGTTCTGAAAGAGGCGCCATTAAGTTAGGCGAAATAATTGTCACAGCAAAAAGAGCAAAAGATGAACTCGAAGTCTTGGAAGGCACAGCAAAAGACACAGCAAAAGAAATTGAAGACGCTTTTAATTGGTCAACAGATTCATGGTCGGATAATTTGGCGGACAGGATCCTCGAAGGTAAAGCAGGATTTAAAGGTCTTGGAGATTATGCAACTGAGATCTTAAGAGATATAGCAAGGCAATTATTAAAAACACAAGTGACAACTCCCCTGGCAAATACAATCGGAAGCTTTGCAACGTCTATCTTTGGAGGAATAACAGGAGGCGCAACCTCAACAGCTCCAGTTAAAAAATTCGCAAAAGGTGGAAACCCACAAGTAGGAGTGCCGTCGATAGTAGGAGAAGAAGGCCCGGAATTATTTGTTCCAGATACGGCGGGGACCGTAATACCAAATGACAAAATGGGTGGCGGTGGAAATGTCGTAAGCAAGATAACTATAAATGTCAGTCCAGGACTCCAGGAGACAGTGAGAGCGGAAATTATAAACGTTGCACCAAGAATAGCAGCGATCGCACAGAATGGCGTATTTGACGCAATTGAAAAGGGTGGCGTTGCATCCAGAAGCGTAAGGAGGAAACGTTAATATGTCAGCAATTAATATACCAACAAATATAGGAATTAAAAGAAGCGCTTTTTATTTATCTTTTAATGTTGCAGAATTTCAAAGTCCAATGTCAAGAGTAACACAAAGAGATCTGCGAAATGGATCCCTTTGGATATCAAGATATACAATTCCTAAAATGAAAAGAGAAACAGCCGCAGCATGGATTGCTTTTTTTACAAAATTAGAAGGAAAATTTAATACGTTTAATGCATATGACGCAAACTGGAAAATCAACATAGGGATATCAACAGGATCACCATTGGTCAATGGAGCATCGCAAACAGGATCAAGTTTAATTACAGACGGCTGGACGCCTTCAACAAAGAATATGTTAATGCAGGGTGATTATTTTTCTGTTAATGGAGAACTAAAACAAGTAACGGACAATGTCAATTCTGATTCTGGAGGGAATGCAACTATAAGTTTTAAGCCAGCATTGCGAGAGAGTCCAACAGAAGATGCAGCAATAACGGTTAATCCTGCGACAACAACAATGTATTTATTGTCAAATAGTGTTTTGTCTGATTATGAATCTGATGAAAATGGAATTTATAACGAGTTAACATTTTCAGGTGCGGAGGCTATAACATAATGGGTACTAGGGATATTGATGCAGCACTGGAAACAGCTTCAGAACAACCACAAATAAGCTCAGTTATTCTTGCAAAATTAGAGTTTGACAGTGGCAATATAAACATTCACACAAGCATCGGAGACATTGTTTTTGATGGCGAAACATATCTCGGAGTCGGTGCATTTGGAAGCATATCTCCGGCACAGGAAGATTCGGAACTTTCCGCATCGTATATTGACATTACATTATCTGGAATTGATCCAGCACTTATAAGTATAATTTTTAATGAATATTATCAAGGAAGAGATGCGACTATTTATATTGGTTTGTTTAATTTGACAACAAGGGTCCTTATAGAACCAACAATTATTTATAAGGGATTAATGGACAATACTTTTCTTGACGTCAGTGGATCAACAGGAGCAATAAAGCTAAGAGTAAATAATAGACTTGCAGCCTGGGACAAAGCAAATAATAGAAGATACAACGACGCAGATCAGCAAGAGGAATATCCTGGAGATTTAGCATTTCAATTTGTAGATCAAATAGCTCAAACAGAAACTATATGGGGACGATCAGATGAAGAGTGATATTGTAGAAGATATTTATAAAATATTAAATGATCATATAGAAGAACATCGTAATAAAAAATTTGAATATGGAAATATTGATTGTGGACTTTTTGCTGTTTCATTTGTGAAAAAGATCACTGGAGACAAAAGTCATTATGAAAATTATTATAAAAAATATAGCTCAATGAAGTCATTATTAAAACGATTAAAAGATAATGGATATGAAAATCTTAAAGATTATTTTGATAAAAATTTCAAAGAAAGAAATATTAATTTTGCTCAAAGAGGGGACATTGTTATGATTGAAAATTGTGTCGGTTTATGTAATGGAATAGATTCGTTTTTCTTAACAGAGCAAGATGGACTTACAAATATAAAAACAGAACTATGTGACAACGTATGGAGGGTTAAATAATGCCTCCTATTGTTGCCGCCGTTGCCTCATTTGTTGCCGGAACCGTTGCGGGTGGTGCGGCCATTGCAACAGGAATCGGAAGTATCGCATTGTATTCCACAACGTATGCAATCACATCGATGATTGCTTACGGAGCAATATCGACCATCGTGTCAAGCGCAGCTGGAAGACTTTTTTATAGTTCATCAAAGTCGTCAAGCGATTCTGGACAGATAAGTGTTAATAATAGCGGACTATTAGTCAATACAGAAAGCGCAGTAACTTCTCATAGAATTATTTATGGTACCAGGAAGGTCGGAGGTCAAGTATTTTTAAAAGACGCTTCTGATTCTGGACCAGACAGTGACGGAGTGACAAAAGAAGGAGATAATCTTTTTTTGCATGTGATGATCGTTCTTGCAGGAATTGAATGTGAAGAAATAACAACAATTTATGCCGGAGATGTAGCGTTGACACTTGACGGATCTGGATTTGCAACAAACTCAGAATTTAGCGATGACGCAGGAAAGCATTATATTAGAATTAAAAAACATCTTGGAGCTTCTGATCAAACAGCAGATACAGATGCAGTGTCAGAAATAGCAAACTGGACATCAGAGCATAGAGCAAGAGGTCGTACATATCTTTATGTAAGAATGCAATACAATAAAGATATTTTTTCAAATATTCCACGCTTTACAGCTTTGGTAAAAGGGAAAAAAGTCTATGATCCAAGAACATCAACGACAGCATGGAGCAATAACTCTGCGCTTTGCATTAGAGATTATTTAAAAAGCGAATACGGTTTAAATGTTGAAGACATAGAGTTGAACGATACATACACAAATGCATCTGCAAACACTTGTGAAGAAGCGGTAACATTGCAAGACGCATCAACACAAGACAGATATACTTGTGATACTGTCCTCGAAAGAAACGTCCAGGTGATAGATAATTTGCAAGAATTAATTTCAAGCTTTGTCGGATCCGTTGTTTATATTCAAGGGAAGTTTAGGATCCATGCAGGAGCATATGAAGCTCCAAGCGTAACGATAACTGAAGACTGGTTAATAAATACAGTAAAGGTCCAGGCAAGACAATCAAGAAAAGAAACCTTTAACGCAGTTAGAGGAATATATATTAATGAAGATGAAGCATACGAACCAACGGATTTTATTCCTGCAACAAACTCAACTTATGAAACACAAGACGGCGGCGATAGGATATATGCAGATATAACATTTTCTTGCACTACAAATCAGGAAAGAGCGCAACGAATGGCAAAAGTTATTCTTGAAAAAGCAAGACAAGGAATAATGCTTACTCTTCCTATTAATTTCAGAGGTTTAAAACTTGTAACATGGGACACTATATATGTAACACTTGATGACTTGGGATGGTCAAGTAAAGTTTTCAGGATCTCTCAATGGCAAATAAACGAAAATGGAAATGGAATAAATTTATATTGCCAGGAGGAATCGTCTGCAAGTTACGACTGGAACTCAGGAGAAGCAACACTGGTTGATGCAGCTCCAGATACAAATTTAACAAGTCCATTTGACGCAGTGATCGCTCCAGGATCACCGTCGGTTGTAGAATCTTTATATTCAACATTTGCAGGCGCAGGAGTAAAAGCAAAAGCTTTAGTTTCATGGTCCGAATCAACATCATCTTTTTTAAAAGAATACGAAGTTCAATATAAATTAACAACTGATACGGATTATATATCTGCGGGGAAAGTTGAGAAAGATACTTTGTCTTTAACTGTTTTTGATATTGGACCAGGCAAATATGATTTTAAAGTAAGAGCAATTAATAGACTTGGAAAGTCTTCTGCCTGGGCGTCAACCGTAATTGAACTTTTTGGTTTAACGACTTCTCCGCTTGATGTTGTAAATTTTAGCTTAAATGCAATTAGTGATAATGCGCATTTGTCATGGGACAAAAGTGAAGATTTAGACGTAATTGAAGGAGGAAGTTTTTTAATAAAACATGTTCCAGACACAACTGATCCGTCCTGGTCAACTGCAAATTTAATTGTTCCTGCGCAACCAGGATATGCAACACAAGTCACAGCTCCTTTGATTGACGGATCGTATTTAATAAAGGCAGTTGATTCGTCCGGGAATGAAAGTATAAACACGGTAGCTATAATTTCAAATGTAGCAAATATTGTTAAAATGAATGTTGTTGTTACAAGGCAAGAAAGCTCAACATTTGCAGGAGCGAAAACAAACATGGTATTAAGTGGATCAAATCTAACAATGACAGACAGAACTTTATTAAGCGGAGTCTATGCTTTTTCTTCTGGCGTTGACTTAGGCAAGAATGTCGTGTCAAGAATAACCGCAACGCTTAAAGCCATCATGTATGACGCCACAGATCTATTTGATTCAAGGGGTGGATTATTTGATGATGCTCAGGGATTATTTGACGGAG